ACCCGTCAGGCCAGCGGTCCCACGCCAGCGATGTCTCGCCGTACGGAGGGTCGGCCACAACGCAGTCGGCGGTCACGCCGAGCGCGGGCAGCACCTCACGGCAGTCACCGAGGTACAGCGCGCACGTCTCATCCGACCAGTAGGGCTCCATCACGCGACACCCCTGGCTCCGGCCGGGGCGGCGAGGATCGTGCTGACGCGGGCTATGACGAGCGGCTCCAGCGCCAGGCAGGGACAGTCGCCGGGCGGGCACTCGCCGTCAGGATGCTCCGGGATGCCGAACTCGGACATCGCCTGCCGGAACGCGGCGTGGACCTCCGCCAGGCGGCCGGCGTTCAGCGCGGCGCCGAGCTCAGCCAGGGCCGCATCCCAGCGGACCGCGTCCGGCATCACGACACCTTCGCCTGGTCGTGCAGCCGCTGCTTGTAGGCCACGACCTCTGCCGGGTCGATGCGGACCAGGGAGCCGACCTTCAGTTTCGTGAACACGCCCTGCCTGACCATGCGGGTCACCGTCTTCTCCGACAGCCTCAGCCGCTCGGCCACCTCGGCCATCGTCAGCAGGTCGAGCGCCTCGGGCCCTACGTCGGTCATCGTCATCCTCCGCCTGGAGACAGGCTCCCGTGTTCTCATACCGTGGTTAACGGTAAATGGAGACATCCGGAGTCCACTGTAGACCAGACATGTCCGTCCTGGGTAGTGTTACGGGCATGGATGACAGTCAGAAGGTCACCGGCAAGCCGGCCGGGGCGCGGCCGAACCGCGAGGGCAAGCCGTGGAAACGCGCCGACGGGCGCTGGTGCGCCCGCGCGTGGCCGCAGGCGAAAGACACCTCCGGCCCGCCCAGGCCCCGTTATGTGTACGGCAAGACGCGCCGGGAGGTCATCGAGAAGCGTGACGCCCTCATCGCCAAGCTCGCCCGCGGCCTGCCGAAGGACCCGGACCAGACCACCGGCGACTACATGCGCCGCTGGCTCGACGTGACGCTCAGGCAGTACGTCGACGCCGGGGAACTGGCCCAGAGCACAGCAGACTCCTACCGGGACAACGCCGAGCTCCACATCATCCCCGCCGACGGGCCGACCCTGCGGTACATCAAGCTCGCCGAGCTGTCCGTGCCGGTGGTCCGCGAATGGCAGCACCGGCTCGCGCAGAAGCCGTCCGGCCGCCCGCGCCGCAAGCTCCGCAAGGGCGAGACGGCCCTCCCGCCGCCGCCCCCGCTGTCGCTGCGGACCGTCGCCTACTGCCGGTCCATCCTCCATAAGGCCCTGGAAGACGCCCTCCGGGACGAGACGGCCGGACTTGTACGCAACCCGGTGCGCCTGGTGAAGCCGCCGAAGAAACGGCAGAAAAAAGCCAAGCCGACCATCTCCCCGGCCGACGTCAGCGCGCTCCTGCTCGCCATGAGCAAGGACAGGATGTGGTGCTACTGGCTGGCCGCGTTCGCGCTCGGGTTCCGCCGCGGCGAAGGGCTCGGCATGCGGTGGCAGGACATCGACCTCGAGAAGCGGGTCTGGACGCCGCAGATGTCCGTGCAGCGGGTCCGCGGCGAGGCGCACCCGGACACCGGCCGCCGCCGCGGGCGCCTGGTCGCCAAGGAGCTGAAGTCGGAAGCGTCCCTGAATCCGGTCGCTATCCCGGTGGCCGCAGCCGAGGCGCTGGCCGCGTGGCAGCGGGACCAGCGCAAGCAGCGGATGGCCGCGCAGGCGTGGGCTGACGAACTGGACCTGGTGTTCACCACGGGCCTCGGGACGGCGATCGAGCCGCGGACCATCGACCGGGCGTGGGAACGGCTGTGCGACCGCGCCGGAGTGCCGCGGGTCCGGCTGCACGACCTGCGGCACGCCTGCGCCTCGTACCTGCTCGCCGCCGGGGTCGACCTGAAGACCGTGCAGGCGACGCTGCGGCACGCGCACGGGTCGACGACGCAGATGTACCTGCACGCGCTGGAAGAGGTGCCGCGGACCGCCGCGGACACGATGGACACGATCCTGGCGAAGCTGCGGCCCGGGCGCGCCGCTAAGCAAAGTCCGATCTGATGCTGTCACGGTTGCTGTCACCCAACCGACCGCAACCAGTCAGAAGGTCACTACGTTACGAGTTTCCCCTGGTCAGAGAAGCGCGCTCGGAGGGACTCGAACCCCCAACCTTCTGATCCGTAGTCCTGGGCACGCGCGGACACGGGCGGACCACGCTGCCGTCAGCGCTGGTCACGGGCACTCCTGGCCGCCGTGGTCCGCTGGTGTCCGCGATCCCGGTTGCTGTCACGGTTGCGGTCATCAGAACAGCGCGTCCTGGACTTCGATCCGCTCGCAGCCGTGGCGGATCAGCGCGGCCGTGGTCTCGCTGATGAGGGCCTGGTCGGGGTAGGGGACCGGGGGACCGTAGACTCCGGGACGCTGGGACCGTTCCAGGTTGTCGGCGCACCAGGACCGCGCCCGCTGGCCCCACTGCTCATAGGCGGCCTCATAGGCTGCCCGGCGTCCTTCCCCGCAGCCCCGGGCGATGATGGCCAGGATCTCCGGCCAGGTGACGAACAGGACCGCCGTCCGGGGCGGCCGACGGGGATGGTAGGTCCAGCCGGGACCTTTCCAGCAGCCGATCCCGTCGGCGGTGACTTCCCCGAACGGCTCACCGGGCCCGGACCAGCCGTGGTGACCGGACCAGGCATGAGAGATCGCGGCCTGGTTGTCGTTGCCGGGCAGGAGGCCGTGCAGGTGCTGGCCGCCGAGGCCTCGGATGATCAGGTCGGCCACGTTCACCGGGAGCGGTCCATCTTCTTCTCGCCCTCGCGGCGTTTCTTGCGGGCCTTCCCGCCGGTCGCGTGACCCAGCTGCGCCGGGGGTGTCCCGCCGACCGCAGAGGCACGCCTGCGGCCCCGCTCGGACGGCGGCAGCGACATGTCCGCCAGCCGCTTGCCGCGGCGCCCGAAACCGCGCTTCCTGCCCATCACGCCACCTCCGGCCCGAATAGCGCCTGCTGCCCGGGTATCGGCCGCAGGTCGAGTTCCCGCTGCCGCTCCAGCTCAGCGTCGGCCTCACGGTGCGCCCGGCGCAACCCCGCGCCCGCGACGCACATCTGATCCGGCTTGCGGGCCCGGTGCGCGGTGACGCACTGCGGGCAGTCCCGACGGTGGGCGCGCCACCGGGTGTCCGCCAGGGCGGCGTCAGCGCGGGCCAGGGTTGTCTCGACGCTCATCACGCCGCCTCCGCACCGGGAGCTACCCAGGAGCCGTGGCGGCCGCGCCTGTTGTGGCCGTGCACGTAGCGGTGGCCGCGCGTGGGCTGGCCGCCGCAGCCGCACTCACACTCACGGTCCGCCGGGAGGTGCTGCCGGCGCCGTTCGGCCTGCTTGCAGTCCTCGCACAGCCGCTCACCGCGGCGGTAGTGGCGGCGAGCGGCCGCGGGGGTACCGTGCGGCCGGGTCAGGGGCCTGCCCGGTCCCCGGCGCTCGCACTCGCACGGCAGGCCGAGGAACTCGCACAGGCAGACGTCCGCGACCATCGTCCGCGGCGTCATGAGAACTCCCACACGATGTCGGTCACCGGCCTGGGCGCGGCGGGTTTCGGCGGCTCCCCGGTCAGCAGCCCCGCGAGCACCTGCATGTCGCGTTCCAGCTCGCACTGGCGGGCGCGCTCCATCGCGGCCAGCTCCCACTCGACTGGCTCGCGGCCGTTCAGCAGCACCTTGCCCATCACCGCACCATCCTTCCGTTGAGCTCGGCGGCTGCCGCGTCGGCGAGGCGGTGACACGCCCAGATCAGGCGGCTGAGTTGCCCGTTATCCAGCCATGCCACCTCGGCGGCGGTCATGTCGTCGTCGTCCTTTAGCGCGTGGGACAGCGCCCGGTGCGACACCGCGACGATTCCGCCGCTCACGGCGTGGCCGTCCGGGCGATGTCCAGGGCCAGCACCACGACCCCGGCGGCGATGACGGCGAGCGCGGCCAGCGCCACCAGGACGGCCGCGCGGTGGTGTGTAGGGTGTGAAGGGTTCAAACCTTTGCGCCCCACAGGCGCGCGCGCTTGTGCCGATAGACCTTCACACCCTTCACGACCCTTCACAGTCCCTCGCGCGCGCGCGCGCGTGTAGAGACAAAGCTCCGAAACCTTCACACCCTTCACGCTCCCTCGTCGGTGAGGCCGATTCCGTCCCAGACGATGCCGACGCGGCTGCGCCTGGTGTCGTAACCGCGGTTCTGCAGCGATTCCGTGAACGCCTTGTTTGTGCCGGCCACGGCACCTTCCGTCGTGCACCACTTCGCCCATGCGGCGAACAGCTCCGAGGACCGGGCGTGGAAGTTCGGGCCGGTCATGCATTGCTGGTCGAGGAACCGGCCGAGGTCATCAGAGCCGGCCCGGTAGGCGGCGGTCGCCTCGGTGACCTGCTCGGGGTCAGCGAACCCGTGCTCGCGCCAGTCCTGGTAGCCGCGGACAAGCCACGCGAGGACGTGATCCGATTCGCGCCGCAGCCGGTCCCCGAGGTGGTCATCGCGCTCGTCCGCCGGGATGACCACATCCCACGGCACGAGCCGCAGCCGCCGCCAGATCCCCTCGTCCTGGCCAGTGACGACAGGCTTGTGGTTGGTGAGCAGGACGAAGGTATGGGAGGGCTCGAAGTGCCAGAAGTCCTCGCGCATCCGCCGCGCCTTCAGGCGGTCGCCCCCGGTCAGGCGCTTGACGGTACCCTCAGCCAGGCGCCGACCGGCGTCGCTCTCGTGCAGGATGGCCAGGCGCAGCCCGAACAGGTCGGCTACGCCGGTGGGGTGGGCCTCAAAGGTCCGCGCGTTGAGCAGCTCCGGGTCGGCCGCGTCGGCGTAGTCACCGAGCGCGGCGAGGATCGCGCCGGTGAAGGTGCCTTTCCCGTTCGCGCCATCGCCGTGGAAGATCGGCAGGATGTGCTCGAGCACGCGGCCTTCCAGGGCGTGGCCGATGAGCCGGGCGAGGTAGCCGCGCATCTCCGGCTCGGGCTGGACGCGGTCCAGGAACGCGCTGAATGCGGCACCCGCGGCGGCGGGGTCGAACGCCGCGCCCGTCATCTTGGTGAGAAGGTCGCCCGGGTCGTGGTCGCGCAGTTCTCCGGTCCGCAGGTCGAGTGTGCCGTTGCGGCAGTTGAGCAGCTGCGGGTCCGCGTCGAGGTCTTCGGGGGTGACGGCGATGCCGTCTTCGGTCCCGGCGAGCGTGAGCGCGCCCGCGACTCCGGCGGAGGACTCGCCGCGTCGGGCGAGGCTGAGCGCGGATCTGCGTTTCTGCTCGTCCTCGATCGCGAGGGCGTCGGCGGTGATCCGCCGGGCGATCGCTTTCATCCACCGGGCGGACTGGCCGGTCGTGTCGTGCGCCCACCGCGCGCCGTCCCACACTAGCCAGCGCCGCCAGACGGGGATGTACCGGAGCCGGTCGCCGTAGACGGCGATGAGGCGGCGGGCGTACCCGAGCTCGGTCTTCGGCTCGCGCGGCAGCGGGTCGGCTGCCTCGGAGGTGCCGGCCGGGGCGTCCGCGCTGACGAACTCGGCGAGGCTGTGTCCGGCCGCGAGGTGGTCGGCGGCGTCCTTGCCGTGGGCGGCCCCGACGATCCTGACGGTCTCCGCGACGGGCCGCAGGTGCCGCGCGACGTCGGCCGCGTGCTTGCGGCCCGCCTCATCGGCGTCGGCGACGATGACGATGCTGGCCCCGGTGAAGTACGCGTCATAGTCGTCGCGCCATTTCCCCGCCCCGCCCGGGCTGGTGGTGGCGATGCCCCCCGCGGCCTCGATCGCGTGGACGTCCTTCTCGCCCTCGACGACGTAGATGACCCGGGCACCGGCGGCGGCGATGACCTGCGGCAGCCGGTACGGCACGCGGCGGACGCCGCTGAGGCTCCAGTCCCATCCGCTGCGCTTGCCGGGGTCGGGACGCCGTTGCGGGAACTGCTTGCCCGCGGTACGGCAGACCTGGAATAGCAGCCGGCCGTTCTCGTCGGTGTAGCTGTAGACGGCGGTGGCGTTGCCGAACGGCGTCCACTCGTCCTGGTCCTGCTGCTCGCGGGGCTTGCTGATGTCGCCCAGGGTGAGCCCGATCGCGTCGAGGATGACGCCCTGGTCGCATCCGGCGTGGCACTTGAGCACAACGGGCTGCTCGGTTCCGCGGGCGACCGACAGGCTTGCCCTGTCGTCGTCATGCGCGGGACAGCGCGCCATCCAGTAGCCGGCCTGCTGGCGTACCCCGTCCAGCTTCCCGAGGACGAGCTCAAGGGCGTCATCCACGCCTCACCGGCCGAACCGGAATGAACGCGCGAACGCGGACGCCTCCTCGATCTTTCCGGCGTAATACCAGTAGTCGCCTTCCCTCGGGCAGTGACCGCAACCTCGCTCGGGAACCGGCTGGACATCGTAGTGATATCCGTCCGGGCAGGTCAGCCACGTTGCGCGGTCGTCATCCCAGATGTCACCATGACCATCTGGGCCCATCAGCAGGAATGTCATCTCGCCGGGCCGCAGAGCGGTAAGGATTACGCCGCGCTCAAGCTTCCTGGCCGAGATGAAATGCCTGAGCTTCGCCACGCCCTCGGGATCAGCGTCGACGGACGGCTTTACCTCAGCCCACAGGGACTGGGCAGGCAGAAGGAAATCCGGCAGGTATGCCTCGCGGCCGGTCGCGTACCCCTGGCACTCATAGTCGAACACGATCCCGAGCCGGTCGAAGAACACCGCGTAGCGTGCTTCGGTGCGCGAGCGGTAAAGGATGCCGCGGTATTCCGTGGGAAGTGCCCGGGCTATCCGCAGTGCTTCCTGGCGCGTCATGCGCTCTAGTGCTGTCACGTCCTGGCGGCCCGATCCGGTCGGGCAGCATCGCGCCTTGGCGCCAGGTTCACTTACAACCGGTCCGGGTCTGCGTCAGGGCGCCGGCCCGGACCGGTACTTGGTCACCAGAGCACCGCCCCGGACCAGGCCAGCACCACTGCGGCGAACGCGGCGGCGAGCAGGACGGCCAGGGCCGCGCCGTGCCCCCGCAGGACAGCCCAGGCAGCGGCGATCACGATGCTGACCATGAGCCACGCGAGCAGCCACAGGCAGGCGGCGAGGAACGGGTACGTCACGTCCGGCTCCCCTCGGCGTCGCGTTTCCAGCCCCGGCAGATGGCGATGTACGCGCGCATCTCGCCGTCGCTGAGCGCCTCCCCGTCGTCGGGCCGTCCGGGGACGCGGCGGATGACCCGGGCGGCCAGGCGGCGGCCGTGCAGCAGCGGGTGGCGTACGGTGCGGGCGACCAGGACGGCGCCGATGGCCAGGAGGGTGAGGCCGATGAGCGCCCGGACGGCGATGACCCGCCGCAGGTGCGCGGTCACGGCTCATCCCTTAGCCTGCTGGCCCACCCCTGGTGCCATCCGGCCTGCCAGCACGCCGAGATGTACAGCTGGCCGAATTCCTCGGCCCGGTAGGGGCCGAGCGCCACGGCCGCGGCGGACAGGGTCCGCAGCGTCACTGTGCCGTGGTCGACGCCGATGACGATGACGTGGCCCTGGTCGTCGGCTACGCGCCCGATCTCGCGGACATGCGCGTCATCAGCCACCGCACACCGCCCTGTGTCCGGCGGATGTCATGAGGTAGCCGCACGCCCGGTGACGGCGCGCTGGCGCCGGAGGCTGTACCGCCGCTGCCGGCGGCTCGGGCGGCGCGTTCAGCGCGTCGTGCGCCGCGTGGTACCGGTCGCGCGCCGCCTCCAGCTCGGCCAGCTCGCCGTCGTCCGGCACCAGCGCGAGCGAAAGCGGGGGCACACGCACCGGGGGCATGCTCGCGGCAGGTTCCTGGCCGCGCATGTCGTCCGCGTCCTCGGCGTCCCGTTCCCGGTACCACTCGGGACCGGGCCCGGCGTCCAGGCCGGCCAGCGTGTCGAGTCGCGCTGCCAGCGCGGCCGCGGCCTGGGCGGTCCTGGCCTGGAACGCCCGGGCGCGCTCCCGTGCCGCGGTCACCGCCGGCGGCTCCGTCTCGCCGCCCCGGTACACGTACGGCTTGAACGGGCGGTCCGCGCTGGCGCGGGCCATGGCCGAGTGCCCTTCGTTCCGGCCGTCCGCGTAGCGCGCCGGGATGCCGGTGTCAGCCATCGCTGTCGCCGTCCTGCTCGCGCTCGGCCATGAACGCGATGAGCTTCTCCCGGTCGCCGCCGAACCCCTCGAGGGTGTCGGTGAGCTTGCGCGCCTCGGTGAAGGACAGGTTCTTGCTGGACCGCCCGCGCACGGGCCCGGTCAGCGGCGCATGGCCGGTGATCGTCTCGGCGATCCTCAGCTTCTGCTCCCGGTCGTCGGTGCCGAACCCGAGGGTGCCGAGGATGATGTGCAGGCTGGTGAGCTGATCCTTGCTGGCCGACCCTGGCTCGTCCTCGGGTGAGCCTGATCCCGTGGCCGCGGCAGGACCGCTAGCCGGCGTTTCGTCCGGTACCGCGGCCACGGGACGTTCCGGTGCCTCGCCGTCCGGCTGCTCGATGACCTCGGCGACGGTGACGCGGCCGCGGCTGCGGATGACCGCCGGGCCGTCCTGCGCCGGCATCTCGTCCTCGAGGTACACCCCGGCGAGGTCGTTGGGGAATGCCCGGCGCAGCGCGAACGCCTCCGCGCACTTCTCGATCATGTGGTCGGGCTGGGTTTTCCACTGCCCGGTCAGGTCGCCGCTGTCCTTGGCGCGCTGCGCGTAGGAGCTGAACCGGATGACACCAGGAAACCGCCGGCCGTCCTTGGTGACGGTGACGTTGCACCCGGCGGGCGGCTCGTCCCACAGCCACACCTTGTGGCTGCCGCCGTCGGCGTCGTACCAGATGGTGTCCTCGTACTCGACCGTGACCCCGAGGCGCTCGGCGACCCGGTCACGGATGACCCGGAACCCGTCGATGCCGATCTGGATGGTGAACTTGTCGGTCCACTGGCCGTTCTCCTTGACCCGCCGCATGATGCCGTAGATCTGGCGGGAGAACGGGTCCAGGCCGGTCTTCTGGCAGTAGTGCATGAACACGGCCAGGTCGGCCTTGGTGGCGCCCTTGATGCCGAGGACGGCGAGGGCGGCGACTTGCTTGTCGGTCCACATCTGCTGGCCGGGCCGGATGGCCAGGGCGGCGGGTGAGTGCAGTTCGATCGCTTGAGCGGTCATTAGTACAGGTCGTCCTCTACGGTTCGCGCGGCCCACGGGGGCAGCGATATGAGCTCGATGTCCTGGGAGTAGCCGGGCCAGACGCCGGCCTGCGTGCAGTCGCGCCAGATCTCGCAGGCGACCCGGTTGCGGGCGCGCCCGGCCGCGATCGCCTCGTCGTCGAGCTCGGCGATGGTGATGAGGTACGGCGGCGTCTTCTCCTGGAACACGAACAGGAACGCCGGGCCGAGGTCGTAGAACTGCTCGGCCGCGTCGGTGTACCAGGCGGCCTGCATGTGGTAGTTCAGGTTCGCGACGGTCTTGCGGACGGCCTGCGGGCTGGCGTCGGCCGTGGTCTTGTAGTCGACGATGACGAACCGGCCGCCGATTCTGCGCGGGTTCAGCATCCAGTCCAGCCGCGCCCGCCGCCAGATCCCGAAGTCCCGGTCCTGCCAGAACACGGACTGCTCAGCCTGGCCGCGGTCAGGCCTGAACAGCGGCCCGGCGACGGGATGATCGCCGAGTGCGACGGCCATGTTCTCGACCTGCTGCCATTCGGCGGGCAGCAGCGGCACGTAACCGTGCTCGCGGGCCTCGTCGCGGGCATCCTGCGCTTTCCTGGTGCGCCAGTCGGCGGCGTCGACGACGGTGAGCTGCGGCCCGGTGCCGAGCACGAGCTTGTGCGCGGCGGTCCCGAGGTCGAACGCGGCGGATTCCTTCGGGTGGTCGCGCCGGTAGCGGTACAGCGCGGGGCATGACGGCGGCAGCAGCAGCTTCGCCCCCGACGCCGACAGCGACCCGCCGGGCACCGGATCGCCGTGGTAGACGTCCTCCGGCATCCCGTCGTACACGCCAGGCTCGCTGACCACGACGGACTCAGTGACGGCGCTCACGGTGCGTCTCCGGCCAGTGCGGGCGCGGCCCGGA